CTTTTTGAGTTCCCCTTATGGTAACTTCCAGGGTCGTTTTGGGTAATGTATAATCTTCTTTAGTGCTATTTTCGATTTTATACCCCTGAGTCCAGTCCTGTAGATATTCCAGGAATTTCTCTTCTACAAGTTCAATATAAGCTCCAGAACAGTTGCAATTCACATTTCTGCAGTATAATGCTCTGCCCGGCTTTCTAAAATTTCTTCGTCCACTGCACCTTCGTCCAGAGCCGTTTCTTCCCAAGGTTCCCCAAGCACTGTATTGATAAATGCCTTTAGCTGCTCTAAATCATGGTATTTCTCCTTCTTTTCATATGCCTTTTTAAATTTTTCTATGATATCCTTCCATTCCACCCAAGGGGAAGCCATCTGGTTTAGGTGGAAACTACGGTGGCGTCTCCTCTCCGGGTGCTGTGCAATCCATTTATGCGGAGATTCTTTCCAGTCCCTTTCCGGGATTTCCTCACTACACCCAATACACTTCATGGATACCGTATCAAAAACCATCTGCCGGAAGCTGTACGGCTGCCATTGCCCACAGCAAGGGCACTGGACGCACCACTCTTCCATTGTCCCGCTTTTATATTCATCCTCAATCCTGCTGTGCCCAGCAATTGTCGGCGTTGAAGTTTTAATATGCTTCTTGTTCCAGAAAGTAGTTGCCCTTGTTTCTGCCAGTGTCACCGGGTCGCCCTCCGTCCCGGCAGAATCTGGGAAGCGGTCAACCTCGTCCATCCATACCACGCGTATCGGCATGGAGGAAAGGGATGCCGGGGAATTTGCCCCTGACACGACAATATAGCCGCCTGCATACTGCTTAAAAAGGATTGTATTGTCTGAATCCTTTGACTTGGCAGGCGCAATCCTGCCCCGCAGCACAGGGATGTCGCGTATCATCTGTGCCAGCCTGGTTTTTGAGAACTTCTCGCCAAGGCTTAATGTCGGCAGCACCATAATCTGGGTGGATGGCTCATGCTCTATGTAGTAGCCAATCCCACATAATATGATTGTCGTCTTCCCAATCTGGGAGGACGACATTACTGTTGTATCAACTACATGCGGGTCTGTAATCGAATCCATAATTTCTTTCTGGTATGGGACATTCCCTGTCCTGAATTTCCCTGCTTCATTGGAGCCATCCGGCAGCACCATGTGTTTATCCGCCCACTGGCTGATTGACATGCTTTCCTTTGGGCGGAGCGCTTTGGTAAGGGAACAGATAAAATGCAGGGTATGGAATGCCACTTCTTTACTTTTCCTCATATAGCAGATGCCCCTTTCCCCTTAACTTTAACTGAAATCATCTTCCGCAATGTCAACATATTCCTCTGGGTAATAATCTGCTGGGTTATAGTCAGCCAGTTCATGGAGCGCCTCTTCTATCTTTTCTTTAAGCATCTCCTGAACTTCAAATTTTCCTTTCCCTTCAAACTTAGGTGCCAAGGAAGACGGCAAAGCCATCATCTTAGAGCGGAATTTAGTGAACATATCTGTAATCACAGCACCAACATCCTCTGATTTATGGACTTTCCCCTTAATGAGCTGCAATTTTATCTCCATCATCTCTGCCTTGCTGTGTTCACTCCTGCCCTTTTCTTTTTCATAATCAAACCCCTCCTCCCCAAAGTCACCGGTAACCTTTTCCCCAGCTTTTGACAGTTTCAGGGTTATGATATAATTTTTTACACTTTTTAGTAGAAGATACCTGCCATGGCTGTTCCTTACAAGTACCCCTTCCTCCGCCAAGTTCCTCACCTGGCGGTCGCCAACGCCAATAATTTCCCCCATCACCCTAGAAGAGACAGTGACCATGGATATGTCATCTATCTTTGAAGTATCTGCTGCCACCCTCCATCACCTCCATTTCGGAAATGGCAATCCAAAAATTTTTCTGTAAAAAACTAACTCGCTTTTGCGCGGATTTAACCCACGACAAAATTACATATGTAGCAAAGAACCTATAACACATGAATTTACCCTTTGGCAGAATGCATTCATTTGATATTTTTACATACAACAGTAAGTTTGACATATTGTAGTATTGTGTCAAACTCGTTTGAAACAGTTCCTACATTATAGTCTGGCAAAAAAGCATAGCTGACATTTACACACGCTCAATATGTCAAACTGCTTTCAGACTTCTTTTTCCACTTCCGATTTCCAAAATGGAAGGCACAAAAAAAGAGCCTACCTTTTGAAGCTCAAATTACTGACTGCACTGTCCAATGTATCCTGTGTAATCCCGATATAACGCAATGTATAATCCTGTGTTGCATGGTTTAATATTTTTTGTATCGTCACAATATCATGCGTCTGCTGGTACATGTGATACCCAAATGTCTTGCGCAGGGTGTGCGTGCCAATTGAATCCAGGCCGAACCTTTCCCCTGCTTCACTTAATATCTTCCATGCCTGCTGCCTTGAGACAGGCTGGTTGCACCCCTGCCGCGAACGGAACAGAAACTCATAGTCTTTCTTCTGCCCGACATATGATGCAAGGCTTTTTTTCAAAACCTTGTTCAGCGGGAATTTCCTCTCTTTCCCAGTTTTCTTTTCCCGCATGACAATCTTTTCTTTCCCCTTCACATCACGCACACGGAGTTTAAGAATATCTGATATCCGTAGCCCAGAATAAATGCCAAACAGGAACATGATATAATCCCTTTCCGACCGGCTACGCAGGTAATCCGCAATATCGTTTACCGTATTAATATCCCGGATTGGCTCTACTGTATTCACACGTTTACCACCTCCTTATCCCCATATAAAAACACAGCCCATAACGGGCTGCGTACAAGGAGAAATGACAACAATGTTTGCCTTTTGATTTTTGCGACAGTTTTTTTATTTTACATTTTACCACAGGAGAAGCGAACAAAACGAACGCAATTATAAATTTTTTATAAAATATCTTTCATTCCTCATTCTGCAACTGTCTGGTGTATAATGCCTGTCTTTATATATTTCATTCATGTTAAGTGCTACCTGCATCCAAGGCATGTCTTCTATGTAGTGGAAAGTAAACATATTCCGCAGTTCTATGTCCTCAATCCCTTCGATAAATTCCTCTGCACGGTTCATCAGTTCAAGCAGTTCCTCTTCCCGATGTTTTAACAGGAGCTTTCTTTCTTCCAGATTTTCTGCCGTCCTGCGGTATTCTTCCACCCGGAAGCCTGTAATCTTTACTGTCCCGAGTGGTTTACCGCCCTTTTTGCCTTTGGTGACAACATCGGATACAAGCCCATAATCTGTAGTCTCAAGCTTATATATTTTATCCTCAAGCTTTGAGATTTCCTTGCGTAGGTATTTTACGCGTGCCACCGCATCTGCATACTGTGTAAGGATATTAATGTTTTCTTTTCCCATAGCCCCTCCTGTTTATAATCCTGCTGCCAGTTATTTACCATCCACCGCATTTGCTGGTTTGTATGAGCTTATAAATATATCAATTGGTATGTCTATCTGGGCAATATCTAATGCGATATCATTTGGTATGCCCGCACTTATTAACTCTTGCAGCCGTCCAAGCAAATATAAATACCGCTCAAAGTCGTATGTATGTTTTTTGCTGTCCAAAATAAATGCCGCCTGCTTTGCAAACTCTTTTGATGTCATAAATGCTATCGCATTTAATACTTCCAGTTCCATGCCCTGCTGCCGTCTTTTTTTATCCTGCATCCCTGTAATTGCGTCAATGCAGTAGTTCCATGTTTTTGCCCTGCTATCATGCTCCCAGTCATCACAGCTTAACTCCTTCCTTTTGGGGACTGGAATCCTTGGACACCAATCCGGTCTTTTATCTTTTTCTGCCAGTGCAGAGTTTAACATGCACCTGCCCACGCCTCTTAACCTAAAGTAAAATTCACATTCTTTGCAGCACTTTGCCTTGTTTACCAGAATAATTTCTTTTGTTTCATTTCCATCCATATTTTCCCCTCCTGATTGCCTGAATCACATCATCTGGCTAAAAATTGCCATTAACACATCCTTTACTATGCTGTTCCCGGCCTGTTTGTATGCCTGGGCGTCCGAGGTGATGGCCAGCAGCCGG